ATATAAAATTTTATGCGTTCCAAAATCAATATCTGAATCACCTGCATAGTAATTCAAAGGTCTGTTGGAAGCGCTATCCAACGTAGTAAAGTTAGCATCCAACTCATTATGAGTGAGAGGTGTTCCTTTTACGCTTCTTAATGTTACTGCCATAGCATCCTCTTAATTTATAACTACGTATCCTGAATCGACATATCCGTCAACCATGTATAATCCATATCCACCAACTGCCGAATCAATATAAAGTAAATCTCTATCCATTCTTTCTGCTTCATCACTAAATCTAATAGATGTTCCACTGTCACTAAACTGTGGAGAGTTAGCATCTAAAATACCCTTTAAGGTTCCATATGAAGTTCCTAGATTAGAAGCAGTTAGATTCTTATATCTATTTATCACAGCATTAAGCTGAATATACTCTTCACCAGAACCTGAATCCAAAGTATCCTCTAAAACCCCAACATAATAATTGAAAGGTTGTAAATTTATATTACCTACAGCTTCTACAGTTAATGTACCAGAAGCAGAATCTGGAATACTTTGTGGTTGGAATTCAGAAAAGATATTCTCTGTTTGATTTTCAATTAATACTTCTGAACCAAGATAAAAACCTGCTGGATGTACAAATCTTTTATAAAGTTGTTCATATGATGATAATGGTATAGATGTTCTTAATAAAACTGAAAATATTTGATACAAAGCACCATCTTGAATATATTTTAAAGACTCAGTACCAATTTCGGATTCTCCAACTGTAAAAACATTTCTTTTAGGATGTTCTATTTCTACATCTAATCCAAAGAAAGCTCTAAAGAATCCTTCCGCTGAATACTTTGTACCTTTTACTCTGTAAAACTGAGCAAAGTTTCTTAAAACTTCTCTTGGATCTTGAAAATAATCTCTGGAGGCTCCATTAGCTATTTCTTCAAATATTTGATCCAATTGTACTAGTGATGCTCTTTCAATATCTCTTATTCCAAAGAGGTCATCATATACACCAACAATTTCATCTGAATCAGCGTATTCAAAATATCCTTCTAAAAAAGTAATTAAATTTGGATATTCGTCAAGAAAGTACTCAGGTAAAACACTTTTTACAGCACTTGCTCTTAAACTAAAGTTTATACGTTCTAATTCAGTAAGATGAGACATTTATTAATAACCTGATGATGAAGAACCAGATGAAGATGAAGAAGTGCTAGATGATGTTTGTACACCAGCTGTAATTGTACTTTGTAGTGTTTGTCTATCAATATTACCTGATGCAAATGAAAGCTCAGTATCATTATCTAAAATATAATTTCTTAATGGTTGAATAGTAGATTCATTTCCAGGTATACAGGAAACCTTGATAAAACCTTCACCAGAGGCAATAGATTCAGGAATAAAGTTAATTATAGATACTTGACCTGTTGTTGGATCATAACTTCCTACGTTATCAATTTCTACAATGTTACTTGCATTAACAATTTGCAAGGTGTTTGTACCCAATTTATTTTTTATTGTACAAATTCTACTATTAAAGACAAATGAAGATGTTGTTACTGTATTGTTAACATCATCTGGTTCTGCGATTGAAACAGGAAATGATATTGTGTATGACACTTGAACATTTACTGTAGGAGTAAATCTTTGTTGTACTTTAACTGTCATTCTAGAGTTGAGAATGGCTGGAGACAAGTCATCTATACTAGCTAATAAATTTGATTTTCTAAAAACGCCGTTAAACTTTTTCAAGTTATCTGTAAAATAAGTAGCTATCGCTCCATTTACTGATTGCTCAGTTGCTTTGATAGTAATACCAGTCAAGGATGGATTAAAGTTAAAGTTAACTCCAAGTTCTAAGAATGTAGTAACTGGATCAGAAAACTCTGTGTCAATGGAAATGATAGAAAGATTATCTGTTAAATTATTTACAATACTATCTTTTACTGTTTGTTTTTGTACATCAGATGTTCCATCTTGGAAAACTAAACTAACATAAACTACACCATACTTTGCAGGAACATTATCTTCTCCACCCCAAGCTGTAGCATCAACTACAGATGTAAAATTCTTTTGAATGATAGCTTTGTAATCATCTGCTGTTACTAGTCGTTGTTGAGCAGCAAAAGCAATAGGAGCATTAGATCTTATTGATTCAATTGATTGAACATCAGCTCCATTCAAACTACTAGAAACTGTTAATACTGATAAATTGTACCCTACTCCATTCACAGACAAAGGCGCAGTAGGTGTAAACACAGATGCTCCGTTTGCATCAGCACCTTGTACAGAAAGATATTCTACAGTGATTTTATTACCTGGTTTTGGAGATTGGCCAAAAGATATACCATCTCCAAAGTTTAATTCATAGTATCCATTAGGAGCTTCTGAAATTTGGAAATAAGTTGAAGTTGAAGTAACTGTAATAGCATCAGATAATCTAGTGTAAGTATCAAAACTTGTGCTTGCAGAATTTTCATATACTTTAACAACTGCAGTTGAAGTGTCCATAGTATCATCAGGAATAACATATAATTGTCTTTCTCCAACTTCTCCAACATAAAATGTTTTTGAGACAGCTGAACCTTCTTTTATATTTAAACTTGTTCCTCCTGCATCATTTAGAAACTGATATTGTCCTGTACCATCATCAGTTGCCAAATAATTTTGTAGAGTTTGGAAAGTAAATGTTTGATCATTTACCTTAGCTGAAAACTCATATCCAGAAGGTAAAGTAATAACAGATGGACGACCTGCTACTCCAGCTAAATCTAATGATATACTAACATCAGCAGAAGCTGCTGTTTTAGATCTAGTTTCATATCCTAATGTAGCAGCATGACTTATAACTGAACTTCTTAATTGAGCTGTATTCAAAAATGCTTCATTTAATGCAAAGTTTGCCGTGAGTGCATTATAATGAGTATTGTAAGCCAATACATCTAAAATATTATTAAGACCAGAAGCTTCAAAGTTATAATCAGCAAATTCTGTTTTTGCTGCTAGATAGTTTTTTAAACTATTTTTTATATTTTGAAAATCTAGTTGTGTTGATGTTACCGTTGTTGCCATTATCGTACCCTTGATAAAGTTGTATCTAATGTAACTAATTCTCTAGTATTAGCAACACTAAAAATTATTCTTGCATGTAAATTATTTTGATCAGGTTTTAATCTTATTTCTATATCTTCCAAAATAGCTCTTGGTTCAAATATTTCTAAAGCTCTTCTGACTCTTTCAAAAATAACATCATCTGATTCTTCATCTGCAAGCTCAAATAATATGTCTCCAAGCCCTCCTCCATAATCAGGTTGAAAAGGTTTTTCTGTTGGACCAGTCAAAATTAAATTTTTCACTGCTTGCTTCACAGCAGCAGCATCAAGTTTTTTAAAAATGTCTCCGTTAGGCTTTCTTACAAAAGATAAATCTATATCCTTATACTGCTTACTTTTAGCAGTAATAATAGAGTTGGATTCTAAATTTCCATCTTGTATTGATAATGCTCTATACGTTGCCATTTTATTCTCTTTTTACTCTATTTATATAACTTCTACCAACTCACCCTGAGATAAAGGATTACCGTTAAAGGTTGTTTTTAATCCTTTTTTAAATGTACCTTTCCAATCAGATGAGATGTTTGGAATAACAAATATTAATTGAAAGTCTATTTCTTTTGTTTTGTCGGGATGAAAGTTATCGTAATCACAAATTAATTCATCATATAACAAATTGTCTTTCCAATAAATTGCAAGATCAAACATTGCATTTTTATCAACTATACCTGCATTGTTATAAAGTTTATATGCAATAGCTCTACCGTTTTGTGCTAAATCGTTTATACTTCCACTAGTTACTTTTTCTCCAGGACTAGGTTTGTATACACCTTCATCTACTACTAATCTATATCCGTTCCATCTATTATCATCATAAACAGTAGCAAAAGCCTGAGCTTGTATAGTAAGGTTTCTAGCTAGTTGGAATCTATCATCTGAATTTGTAATATGATTCAGATTAGTACCATCTGATTGTCCACCCATAAACTTTGCTATAGTAATACTTCTACCAAGTTCAGTATTTACATTAATTGATTCTAAACTCATTACATTGTAAACTGGATCTATAGATAAGTTTTTAGTGTTAGTTTTAGTTTTAAGTTTTGTACCAGATGCTTCTCTATTTGTTGTTCCTTGAGTCACATTATAAACTTC